GTTCTCCGGCTTAATTATTTCTCTGCGGTTATGGGGGCTATAACCTATCGGTAATAACCCTTCCGTCACTCATAACTCGGTATCTCTTACCCTTATTCTGCCTGTGAACAGCTGCGTGGCAATCCTGGCACAGAAGTCTGAGGTTGCTCCACCCCAGAGCAATATCAGGATCAGATATATTCTTCGGAGTCAGAGGAATAATGTGATGGACTACCTTGCCCGGTGTATACAATCCCCTTGCCAGACATTCCTCACACAACCATCCGACAGAGGATGCGTATGCCTTGCGAGTCTGCATCCACATATCCCCATTGTAGAAACCTTTGGCAAACTCCCTCACCCGGCCCCTCCACCTCCGTGTGCAATCCCATCTGAGCAAGTCAGAGATCCAAACGCAATCAGAGTGATGCAGTTGGAACTACACCACTCTGAGCATAATTAATATAGCATAAAATCAGGGTTATAATTACTAGTAATCAGGAATCTTTCAACCTACTCCACACCAACAGCAAAAAGTCATTACTCCATGTGTATGCCGTCTGGACAGAACAGGGAATCTGCATAGCTGCACCTTCGATAGTGTATTTCTGTTTGAAGTAAACCAACTCAATCAGCTTTACCCGGCAGAGTCCACTAGTCAGTTGACTTGATACCCTGACAGCTTGCTCAACGGCATCCAACTTACGTTGCTTGTGGTAGGGCAACTCCCTCAGGGCAACATCTTCCGTCCCCCTATGCTCCCCTCCTGCCCTGGGCATCCCAGAGAGTGAAGGACTCACCGATTGTTGGTGGAGTTCATCCCTTGCTTTAACCAGAGCAGGATATTCCTTTGCCGCATTCTTTGCGATCACTCTCCATTTGGGAGGTTTACTCATGGGTCTCACCTTCTGGAGGATCAGGAAGAGGCATCCAGTGGGTGACCTTCACATCATTCCCAACCGCATCGACCACAGCGTTATATGCAAAATCAGGATGCATCCACCAAAGCATTTGCTCTTTGTCAAACTCCAGTTCCGTAACCCAACTCAATTCCTTACTGTATTCCCACTCATAAGGTGCTTTGAGATAGGTAATATATCTCCCACTTTCCTCCGGCAGCTGTTCACTCACAGGAATCCACTTACTCATTTCTTCCCCTCCCCATACAGATCCTCCAGTATAAATGCCAGATTACAAGCGGCATGAGACAGATGAGGCAGACCACTCTCAGGGTCTACGGCAGAAGGATCATTCCATGCCGCCAGGATGTGCCTCAACAGGGCATCATGGAATTTCTCCAACTCAACACTCCTCCAGTTCTCAGGGTCTGCATATTTAGCATTCCCATACTCCCTGACCCTAGCTATCTCCTTCACTATCTGAGGAGGAACGAAGTGCAAGGCTAACTTCCCCTTATCACTCTTTGCCCCCGGCAGCTTCATATACTGACTAGGCAGATCCTCCACTCCGTTGTTCCTCAGGATATCCACGATGACCTGTTTCCTCACCTGATTCTGGTCAGCGAGAATCTCTATCTGCTGGAGTTTATTCTTCGCCAGGTTGTACTCCATGACTATTTCCATGTCCGTCATTTCCATCAGCTTCACTCCTTCCAGTTGCATCAGTATCCTCCTTATACATCAGCCTTGAGTCCCTCCCGGTCATCTCTGGTCATTCCAATTCCACCATTAATCAGAAGATCAGACCTTTCAGTGTCAGTATAGTAGATCCTCTCCGTACTCCATGCCCAAAGGCCACAGATCCGGCAGTGGTATCTCCTCTTCCTGACATTCAGCAGAATGTCCCTGGAGTCCTCACAGACCATCCTTTTACCGCAATCAGGGCAGACCATAATATTTACATCTCCTTTTACTTCTCCAACAGGAGATGGGACAGAGAATCCCATCTCCTTTTCTCAATTTCACCCTCATTTTGACAGTGTAGTCATGTAGTTATGGATTTTTCAAAACTTTAAAAAAAGGCTGTTGTGCAGATGGGAACTTTTGGTAATGTTAAGTACCTTTACAATACTTCAATTCCTTTTTGACGAGGTAATTTTAATGATAATTTTTAACTACATAACTACATTTTTAGAAATTATCTACTCTAATAGAATCTCTGTAAATTCTCTAAATCATTTCCCTGTCTACCCAACATTGGTGTAGTCAAAAATGTAGTCGGTTTGTAGTCAGTTTTTGGACTTTTCAACTACACTTGCTTTACTGCACTAAATCTGTAGGGTAATAAAATTTGACTACACTTGACTACATTTCAACTACATTTTCGACTACACTCTTTCTCAAATTCAGACTTTTTCCTGCCCTCAGAAAGATACACCAAACAAGGGTTTTTCACTGTCCTCCTGCCTCATGTAAACCTTCCTTGGCTGGCCTGATACCCTCTTGCTCCCCAAGCCTATCCCCATCTCCCTGAGTCGGTCATTTAGGAGTTTTGGGGAATATTTCTTGTTGACATCATCGTTGCAGGATTCGTAAGCATCCCTCACCTCTGTCGGTGTATGTCCAATGATGGTGGTGTCCACATCAATGTCTTCCAACCACATTGCCATGTGATTATTCTCCATGTGGTATCTCTTGTTGTACTCCTCCACCTTTGCACAGGGAGTCAGGGCATGATTCTCATATATTCTCTTGTATCCCTCCACTATCAATCTGATCCAGTACGCCAACGCTGCCGGAGTGGTCATTCTGGTGATGAAGGACGGGTCAGGTTTGGTGACGGTGTTGAACATGGGCAACCACATGACTCTCCTCTGGTAACCATACCCCTTCTCATAACTCTTGATGTCGGAGTTGGCAGTAAAGTAGAGTTTGACGGTGAAGGTGGCAGATTCGGAATGATGATAGAGTCTCCTTGTCTCCACTGTGTCTGCTGTGGTGAGGTTCTTGAGTGCTTTCATCTCATTGTTGTTGATGGCATCAGGCTGGACATCATCTCCCAGATTCGCCAGCTTGCCTATCATGGTGACCTGGTATCTGGGATCGTCCAATTCCTTGATGGACAGGGCAGAGCAGTTGCGTGGGTTGTATATCCGTCTCATTATCTGGAGGAGAGTACCCTTGCCGTTAGCACCATTCCCTCTGAAAATGAAGAATTTAGCTATGCTCCTGATCCTCTCAGGATTGACCACCATTGCATACCCCATGATCTCCATGAGCAGGAGTCTGTAGTCAGGGTCTCCTCCTGTCAACTGGGTGATGTAGTCATCCACATCCTGCACAGGTTCGGCCTTAGGGTTATAGACCACATTGATATAATAGGGAGTGAAGTTGGAGAAGGATTCCACATAGATAAACTCTCCGTCTGTCAGGATGCCGTTACGGAATTTGATGGGGAAGTCGCTGCCGTCCATGTCCGTGGCCCTGTCCTTTATCTGCTTGATGACCTCATCCACATACTTGCTTTTTGTCCCCGGTACTCGGTTGTATATGATCTTACGGAGTTTTTTGTCTGTTCCGTAATCCACCACATACTCCTCACCGTTCCACCACCAGATGCCTCCCTGATAGACCACACATTTATACTCGTTCATCAGGACAGTAGCATGGTCATACTCATTCTTGATGGATGCCGTCCCTGAGTATTCCCTGAGGACAGCCGCCATCTCTGTGTCATCCAGAGGCTTGTCAAAGATAACCTCGTTGATGAATCGGCATATCTTCTCAGTATCAGGGTTTGAGTCCAGTTTCTGCTTATGGGCAAACAGGCCGGAGTTGCGTCCCTCACCCTCACCGATTCCTACCAGAGATGTGTACTGCTTGCCGGAGGAAAAGTACCACGGGAGCATTTCCCTGACTCCGGGATTGTCTATGGTTCGGAGGATCCCGTTCCTCTTGATGGTCACCCCGGCAGGACTATTGGAGGATGTTTTGGTCTCTATACCGAAACCCAAAGCACACACCCCGTTCTTTGCTCTGGCATATCCTGCTGGTTTTCTGTAGTAGAGGTGTACACCCCTGTCCGTCCATACCGTCTGGGTCTTGACATTAAATCTCTTGATGAACGCCCGGATCTGGTCAGGGGAGAGGGAGTCAATATCTATGACCACCTCGTCCTTTTCCAGCAACCAGCCGCAATCAGTGAAGGAGTCAGGGGTGTCGGAGGTCTCCGCATTCTTTCCTGCGTGTTTCTCGCCAGCTTTGTATTCTACATACACTCCTACCTCCACCTTTCCAGATTCTTCTCTGCCTTCTCAATGTAATGGCCCAGATCCACCACCTTTCTGAAGTCTGGGATCTTGGACAGTTCCCCATTCCAGAGGAACATAGTGTCAGGAGCATCAGGGAAATTGACCAATCCCCCGTCTGCCCGTTGCTTGTACAGTTTGATACCCTCTCCGGCAGTGGCAAAGACCCTGTTGACATTCTGGTGTTTCCTGCCCTCACCATCCACCACACCTCTGTATGTTCTTCCTGCCTTGAGGATGTACTGGAATAGGTTGGGTTCATCCCTGTGTGCCTTGATGGTCTTCCAGACAGGGACATCATGGAGGAGATACTCCACAAGGGCAATCTGGATGATTCTTGCGTTGTTGTTTCCGAAGAGGTTGTCAGATGCGTAGAGTTTGCAATCCCCACCCTTGGTCTTGATGTGTCCGTCCTTGCCTACTGCCACATAGTTGTTGACATCCTTCTGAATCCATCGGTCAAACTCGTCTACCTCAAGGGAGAGGTTGTAGTATGCCTCCCACTCCAGCTGGATATCCTGCCACCTGTTTCCGGCTGCGGTGTAGTCAACGAAAGCTACACCATCAGTATTGAGGTTCACCAGAGTATATCCTGCCTCATAGAGTCTCCTAGACAGGTCATAGAGGGCAAGCTGTCCGTAAGCGCAGACGGACAGGGATGCCAGAGGATTGTTGAGGATGCTATACTGGTTCTTCAAGTTTCCGTATACCGAATTGAGGACGATCTTGAAAGCATCTGCCCTTGTCTTGTCCGTTTTCTTGAGCAGGAGTCTCTCCATCCTCATCTTGTTGTATGCCTCTGTCCCCGGCCCAAGTGCCTCCAGGTTGACGATGATGGAAGGGTACATAGACCCCACATCCAACAACTTCACCCCGTGAAACTCCTTGCCCCTGAGTGCCACACCGTGCAGACCACCAGAGGCAAAAGTGATCTCACAATCGTAGTTCTTGACGGTGACCTTCTGTTCCTTGCTCTCCCGGCTGTTATTCATCTCAGCTGCCGTCCACATCTCCCACACAGCGTCAGGGATCTCAGGTGTCCTCCTCACCTTGTCAGGGAGTCTGAGGGTAGACCACTTTGGGAGAGGTCTTTCTAGTAAGATGTCGGCAGAGAGTGTGGTTGTGTTCAAGGTCTGAGGCCGCTTTAACTTGCTCCTCTCCGGGAGCATGGTGATCAGGGCATCCTTGACCTTGAAGTAGGATTGTTCCCTGAGTTTGTATATTGCTATGGTTGTGCTGACATCATAAGCACAGTATTGCAGGACGGTGGATTTTTCGGATTCGGTCAGGGGACGGTCTATGTCGAAGTCTATGGGTGATTCAATGATGCTCCTGCCCATATTCCCCTCTATCTGCTTTAGGCTGGGGATGTTCTGTCCGTCTATCTGCTGGATGGTGTCCAGAGTTACCAGTTCCTTCTTTGCCCGGTTAATGTCTCCCCTGATGGCATCCTCATTGTTTCCGATGATGGCATCATTGACCTTCTTGAGGCTGGTCTGGGTGTATCCTGCCATCATTGCAGAGAGCATGATGTCATCGTAGTGATGGTTGTTATATCCCACCAGAGTGTGGCCCTGGATAAATGCCCTGATACCCTCAAATCCGTTAGGGGAGTCCTCCGGGAAATCCCCCGGAGGACTATTCCACCACACTCCCACGATACTGTCAGTGATGTCCTTCATGACTACCAGTGAGTCATAGGCCATGCACTCAATATCATAGAAAAGAAGCATCGTGGCCTCCCATCAATTCGGCAGCGGCTTGCAATCACCGTAGAGGTGAGTCCCAAACGCAGACTTGACCTCCACGATCAGTTTCGCCCCGGTGAGTTTGTCTGCCTCGGAGATGTCCACCCCATACTTCTCCTTGAATTTGGTCAGGGTCTTCTCCTTCTTGATGGGATCAACAAACCACTGCTGGAGGTTCTCCAGGTACTTGCCGAAGGACATCTTGGATTCGTAGAGGTTGCCCTCAATCTTGTACCTGATACGGATGGCATAGTCATCCAGCTTGATCTCCTCAATGGTGGTCTGGTAGAGTTTGCCCTTCATGCTGTCGGCAAACTTGGTAACCTGATCCACCTCAAAGAGGGAGTTAAAACGGTCATAGCAATAGACCGTCTTCTTCTGGCCCACACAGGAAGGAAGGTTGGCAAAGGTGGTGTTGAAGTATTCGGCACACCACTTCTCCACCTTCTCTGCCTTTTCCGGGTCATCCACATACTTGCCATCCTTGAAACTCTGGAGGTTGAAATTCACCTCCCGGATCTCACCCCTCTCAGCATCAAGGAAGACCATCGTGGCCTTCTTCCTGCCGTCATCGTAGTTGACTTCGATCATCTCAAGATTTTCCCTGATTTCCATTTGTTATATCCTCCTATAATCAATGTTATTGGTTTTGAATAATAATTCAGCGAATTGAATGTCTTTCTCTCCAGTGATGAGAAAGGTGGCAGTGGTGATCCCATCGGACATCCCGTGTCCGTTCTGCACTTCCCTCTCCATCCTTGCCTGTTCCTGTCCGACCTGGATTGCACGGGTGAGGTCAAGGCAGGAGGCATAGCTTACAAGGATCTGGGCGGCATCAGGGAGACGCTTGATGGTGGCAATATCCTGCTCCCTCTGCTCCATCCACGATGCCATATCATCCTCACACTTCGTGATGGTAGTGGTCTTGTTGAGGTGTTGAGGGGTCAACCATTTATCGAAGGGGTCAGGGATGTAGTCGGTGAAGGTGTAGAGGGGAATTCTGAGATTCCAGATGCCCCTGAGGGTCTCCCTCTTCTCCTCCCTCTCTACCTCCTCCATCTGCCTTACCTTATCCCGGAGGACTCCGTCTGCCTCATTGATGATGTTGGTGATGATCTTAACCTGTCCCTCAAGGGTCTCATAAGGGGTGAGGAGTGCCTTTTTGACCTCAATCCGTCTGGCATTGATGCCGTCCACAACCCTCCGTGCAGCTGCCAGACTAGCCTTGACCTCTTTGACATTGTCCTCCCGGAGTTGGGTGTTGTTGAGGGTCTCTGCCACTTCCTTTGCCCACTCCACTACTTCCTCAAAGTTGGGGAAGGAGATCTGACCAAGGGAGTAGGTGATCATACTTTGGTTATCCATGAGTTATCTCCTTTTTGTAACAGGTCTTGTGTACCAGCACGAATCCCTCTCTGGATGTGGTGGCCTCCACCTTGTCATTGTCCTTGATGTCCTTATTGCAGATGGGACAGGTGGGGTGTTTGGAGAGACCATGCTCTTTGTGGAATCGTCTGAAATAGGCTTGGATCTCTTTTTCTTCCAATCAGTAAAACCTCCCAGATTTGTGTAGTTCAATCCATTGACTTTCCTTACTTCTTCTGTTCATGTAATAGAATGCTTTACTCTGTTGTGTACTCAGATGCCTGTGCGATGATGTCCAAGGGTCATATCCTCTCCTTGCATACTGATGGGCAATCTCATTGAGTTTCTGCTCATCGTAGTTACTCTCAAGGAACAGGTAGTCAAACTTGATGTGGTTAGGGTTCTCCACCAGATTGGTATCCGTAGCATAGATGATGTTCTGCCCATCCTGCTCCCATGTGAAGTACAGTACCTCGGTATCATGCCTCCCCTGATAGGGAGTGATCACCAGACCAGAGGGAGTACGGAAGGGAGTAGTGCTGACCACCTCATTGATGTAGTACTGATATGCCACTGTCGGACAGGAGAAGGTCTTGATTCTGGGGAAGTTGGACAGGATGGAGAGATAGGTCTGCTTCTTGATGTGGTCTGTGTGGATGTGGGTGATGAGGAGGGTGTCCACCTTGTACAGATCCTCCCTCATCTCCTTGAACGGCACACCGCAATCAATCATGACCTTGCCGATTCGGACGGCATTTCCTGTTGAGCCGGAGGCAATGATGTGGTAGTCAATCTCTTCTCTTTCTTGGGCCAACCTTTCACCTCCTCTCTGCAATCGCAGGATTCGTCAGGATCGTTGTTTGCCCCACAGTAGGGGCAAGTGCGGTAGTAGGTCATGTGGTGGCCTCCTCTGCCGGGATGATGGTGGGAGCGTTCTCAAGCATATCTTCCACGCAGTATCTCAGCCGCTTCACCAGTTCCTCATACATCGTCCTGCCCTCCGTCCATCTTCGCCCCACAGGATGGGCAGTAGTTAAAAACGTCACTATATCGGTGTTCATATCCGCACTCCGTGCAACGGTCATAATCAAATCCCCAATTCAGGTGTTCCCACCTCCCATGCCTCACTTCCACCACATCGGCGGCGGGAATGGCCTCTAGGCAGTTCTCAAACAATTTGTATCGAATCCACAAACCGCTATCCCAGCGTTGCAAACCTGTATCTCTTTCAAAGGCCTCCGTATACATCAGGTCTCGTAATGTTTCCCGGCTGATATATTCGGTCATGTACTCGGCCCTCCCTCCTCATACAGAAGGTCATAGGGTTTGGTAGGGGCATCGGTGTCCTTACCTTCCTGTTTCCTTGCCATGTGGCAGAATCCACCAGGGTCTGTCGCACACCCGTCTCCCCATCTGATGCAGACATGATGAGCAACGATGACAGGCACTCCGTCTACCTCTTTCCATGCGTCCTCCCGGTAGAAATAGCACTCGGAGCAGTGGAGGATATCAGGAGTCCCCCTCTCCTGCCCCACGTTGACCACAGGGAGACTTTCTACTGCATCATAGATATCCTGCACCCGGAGCATTGAGTTGTGTCTGATGGTGTCCAAGACGGTTTTGCGGTGGATGTAGTCAGGCATCTTCCTCATCTACCTCCCTTACTCTAAATCTCATCTCAGGGAATCGGTCTGCCTCTGTAGTCATCCAGAAAGCACCCAACTCCTCCCCGGTGATCAGCACCCTGATGCACTTCTCAGGTTCGACAAACTCATCACTCTTGGCCCATTCAATGATTTCCCTGTTGTACAAGGGGTGATATTCCCATCCCCTGATCCTGCTGAGTGACTTGAGTCTCTTATTGTACTGGGCCATGTTCTTGGTCAGGTCTCCCACTGTTCCGACATAGAACCATGCCACACCGTCAACAGCACCTAACTTGATGCGGTGGTCAGGAGGGAGGGTGGAGAGGAGGTCAGACAGCTTCACTCTCTGCCTCCCACTCCTCCGTCATCTTCTGGTTAAACAGGGTGAATACCTTGCACCCATTCACCCATGCCACCAACTCATTGGGGAAAATCTCATCTTTCCTCTCACGGAACTCCCATTCCTGCTTCAGATACCACTCAGCGTACTTGCCGTCATCGTCATGCCAACAGTGGATCTCAAAGTAGTGAGGAGGGGTGGTCTTGGTAGTGATTCCGATAATCTCCACCCCGGCATTACTCAGCTGCCTCAGGGTTTCGATCAGGTTGGGCATCTGGGAGAGATGCCAGGTGGTGGTAGGATTGGTGGTAGTAGTCATGGTGTTTTCTCCTTTTCCATATCTTTGTAAGTGTAAGTATGTCCTCCAAAGCACTCAGAATAGAATGTGTTGTGTCCTTGTCCGTCTGATCTAAAGAAAACCAGATCAGTAGGTATCCCATGCTCCCCGTTGTGCCATCTGATTAACACATCCTCTGCCAGGTCATGGAAGGTGTCAGAGGGGAAGTTGGGTGAATAGCCGGAGAATTGATTTTTGGCAGTAATCACACCTTCAATGGTGTCCGGGAATCTGCTGTCATCAACCCTGTTCAAGATGCACCACACCACTGCCTCCTGCTCCACCTGACTACAACCTCTTGCCTCCCCCCACACCGTCTGTGCGATCAGGGTGATGTCATTGGGGTCAGGTTGCCAATCATCCACAGGCAGGATTGGTGCTAGGGTGAAGTTGCAGACAAGGGATAGGGTGGTCAGGATGGAGATGATGAGGGGAGTCATGTGGATTCCCCCTTCTGCTCCGGGAATATATCCCTCACTTGTATGAGATGCTCCACAGCGAGATCCAGTTGGTCAGTTGCCCACTCCTTATCCCATTCCTCATACTCTGCCCGGAGAATCTCCCTTGCTCTGGTGATGTTTCTCAGGGCATCGTTGATATATTGGGAGTAGAGGGTTCTCATACCACACCTCCCCACTGGGAGGCCATCGCAGCCGCCACTCCGGGAAAAGTCTTTGCTCTAGTCAACGGGTCTCTTTCCTTTCTTCCTTGAAATCTTCTGTAGTTGCCATGAGCATCCTTGCACCCACCATTCACATAAGGTTCATGCCATGACAGGATATCGGTGGGCATCAGGATTGGGAGATTCTTCAACCAGAGGCAAGTGCGCTTGGAGTAGGGATGCCCGTACTCATAAGGCTGAATTGCCTGAGTATACGGAGGGAGTCCCACCAGCTTCAGAGGAGTAGGGTTCTCAATGGCAATCCTCTGGCAGGAGGCATTGTAGAATTTCATGAAAAACTCCTTGGCCTCCATAGCTTTGGCATATCTCTCCGGCTGGATCTCACCCTTCACCCTCATCCTGACCGCACTGGCATTCGTGAGGTATGTACACGGAGGAAAAGCAATCAGCATATCCCACTCTCCGTCCAGTGTGTGTGTGTCCGTCCATAGTGGTGAACTCGCAGCTCCCGTTGATCAGAGGGAGGACATCACCCTTGATATGCCACTCAGGATGCCCTCCACTGCACTCCAGCACATCACAGGAATATGCCTCATGCCCCAACTCACGGAACGCAGTGCAGACAGCTTGGGATTCCTCACAGGCAACCAGGACTTTCATAGTCTGACCACCCCAGCCTTGTAGAGTAAGAATGCCCCTGTCACCTCACACAATGCGCTCAGAGCAAACCCTTTGCCGATGGGGATATCACCCCACTCACACCCTCCCACGATGCCCAGCATCAGCAGGAAGAGGAGGAGGGCAGCTGCCACACAGATGGTCTTCTTGGTTTTGATAGTCATGTTGTCACTCCCATAAATCTCAAAAACTGTTGTCTCGGTATCTTCGTCCTACTGCCCACTCTGACCACAGGGAAACCTAATCTCTCAGGACAATCCCTTGCTTGCACCCGGATGCTGTGGGGATCACAGTTCAGCACAGGGGCAACATCGGCTGGAGTGAGTGTTTCTTTGGTAGAATTGATGATTTCTGTGAGGGTCATATCCACCTCCTCAATCCACATATTGTGGACTCACTCCCCAAAAAAAAGATCACCCACCGTCTTGCCAAAGTAGTCAGCAAGACGCTTTTTGATGGTGTCTCTGGGCATCCTTGCCCCGGACTCATACATGGTAATGGCAGATGCCGTCACACCAACGGCAAGGGCAATCTCTTCTCTGGGTCTGTCTCCCCTGAGAGTTCTCAGATCCTCTCCAATCTGGGTCAATGACTTCAATGTATCACCTCCTCTCATCTCACAGGCAAGTCATGGTAGATGACGATGAGGGCATCTCCCATGCTGGCAACTTCCTTGAGCAACTTCTTGTGCTTGTGAGGATACCCGTCAGCACCAATGTCCGTCCAGATGCGATATACCTTGAAGGAACGGAAACCCTCATCCTTGATGAGATCCACAGTGTGGGTGGGCATCTTGAGAACCTGGGTCTTCTTTGCCATGTCAGCGCACCTCCCACACTTCGGTGTTGGTCTCAAGGACTCCCTGAGTCCTGTGGTAGATTCTATACTTGATATCAGTGTATTCGATGCTCTTGAGCCAAGAAATGTACCTTTCGCACTGCCTTTTGGCAGATTCGAGGGTCTTAAACCAGCTTTGACGGGTGTATGTACCGTGGAAGACATTAAAAAGATTGGTTTCCCCTTTGGGGTCTTTGCAGATAATCTGGTAGGTGTAGTCCTTCATCTCTTTCTCCCTTCTGGGGAGTCCCTTGGTTGGGACTCCCCTCTCCGTCTATCTCAGGTCCTCAGTTCGATCAGGCTTGCGTTGTACTTGCTCTGGAGGATGTTCTTCATGACCCTGGTGTCTCCGGCGAATCGGATCATTCCCTGATCATCAAACCATCTGTGGCCTCCCTTGTTCGTCTTCTGTCCGTCCCAAGTGAAGATCCACCGTTTCTTGGTCTCCTTGTTCCAGCGCACAGGGGAGAAGTCCTCGCTGCCGATGGATTTCAGTTCCCCATTCTCCCGATATTCCTTGTAGGCAACCTCCGTCTGGGTGAGGATCTTCCTGCCCTTGTCATCAGTGGAGAACCACTCGTTGAGAACCTTGCCGTAAACCTTAACCGTCTTTTCCATCTTTTTCCATGCCCTCCAAATCCACAATTTGTGATTTTAATGTACCACACCTCCCTTCCCTTGTCAACACTTTCTGTGAATTTTTTTCGTGACAAATTCCACAAGTTGTGCTATGTTACTGCCTGAGGTGATAATCATGGCATTTGCAGACAATATCAAGCGTCTCAGACTCCAGGACGGACTCCTCCAAGCACAACTCGCCAAAGCACTGGGGGTCAGCAAAAGCACCGTCTCCATGTGGGAGACAGGTGAACGTACTCCCACCCTTGAAACATTGGAGAGCATTGCTGATTATTTCAATGTGGATCTCAATGTCCTTTGGGCAGATGACAAAAAACCCGTCACCATTGAAGATGACGGGTTGACGGAAGAAGAGCGTGAAGTCATTCGGACTCTTCGGTCTGCTCCTCCTGATGTTCGGCGGCATTTGATGGCATTTCTAAAATCTGCCGGATTTGGTCATGACACTCAGGGTGATTCCTCCAAAAGATGATGAAATCAACAATATCAAACTCTTCCATAGCGTCCCTCCTTAAACCAAGACAAGCACCTAATTTTTTGTACACGGATATTAGCACAATTCAGAGGAAATATCTACCCAAAAATCACACTTTTTTGCGAGTATTTTTCAGCTCGTTTATCTTACTTTCTGAGTAGTCCAATAAAACGGACAGGAGGGTACTATGCCCAAGAAAAGAGGCAACGGTCAGGGGAGTGTATACAAACTCCCCTCCGGCAAATATAAGGCAGTAGTCATCACAGGATACTATGTTGACGAACAGGGCAGGACTAGGAAACACACCCGGTCTGCTGTGTTTGATCTCAAGAAGGATGCCGTCTCTGCCCTTCCCTCCCTGAGGGAGTCACCCAGACAGAGGGAGAGGAAAGCTAACACATTCTATGAGGTGTACCAATCCTGGTTGCCCACCCACAGGGCAGGAAAGTCTACCATTGATTGTTACAAGGCCGCTATGAGATATTTTGGCCCACTCTTCACTCTCCCCTTCCGGGAGATAGATGTGGATGACTTGCAGGATTGTATAGATGAGTGTGGTAAGGGCAAACGGACAAAGGAAAACATGAGGGCAGCTGTCGGATTGATGTACAAGTATGCCATTCCCAGACAGATGACCACCAACTCCCTCAACCTTGCCCAATACCTCTCTGTCTCCGGCGGATCCTCTGCCCATCGTGATGCCTTTACTGAGTTGGAGTTGGCAAGACTATGGAAGAATGCCGATACCGTACCTTATGTGTCGGACATCCTGATCATGTGCTACACAGGATTCAGACCGGGAGAGTATCTTGCCCTTAGAGCTACCAACTATAACCCATCCTCTCACACCCTCACAGGAGGGGCAAAGACGGATGCTGGACGGAACAGGGTGGTAACCTTATCCCCCAAGATAATCCCCCTTGTGGAGCATCGTGTGGAGCAGGACGGATGGTTATGCTCCGACAGGGGAAAGCAGTGGGATCTCAAGGCATTCAGTGAAAAGGCATTCTATCCTGCTCTGGAGTCCTGTGGCATCTCCAACCCAATGGTAGAGGTAGGTGGTGGTGTCCTCCGGCACAGGATCACTCCCCACTCCTGCCGTCACACCTTTGCCACTCTCATCAAGAGAGTTGACGGTGCAGACAAGGATAAACTGGAGTTGATAGGTCACTCCAGCACCGAAATGTTGAGGCATTATCAGGACATTTCCCTTGAGGATTTACGCAAAATCACCGACAGAATTTGAGTTCCTATTGCTACTCTGTTGCTACTCGGATTTTCAAGAATCACGGTATATGGTCATCTACGGCACATTCCCATTTGAATGGCATTCAAGAGGTCAGCGGTTCGATCCCGCTTATCTCCACCAGGGCAAAGGTCTCGGAGACCCTTTATTTACAAGGGTTTCCGGGATTTTTGTATGTCCAGAACAGGAGATGGGCAAAACCTAAAAATGGTCTAAAATTGAGTCCTATTGCTACTCCTGTTGCTACTCCAAAACAGACAAAATCCCGGCCTCCACAACAGGAGACCGGGATTAAAATATTGACCACATTATTTTACTTACTGAGAAACACAAGACTCTAACTAAAGTCTTCTTACATTCCGTCTTGCTTTACTCTACACTATAATATTACGCAAGACCCACCCTGACCGCAATATATGCCAACAGAGCAGTGACCACCCACTGGAGAACAGAAGATGAGATACTCTCCCACTTCTTTGCTGGTTTCTGTTGGAGGGAGAGCAAGGTGTCATCCATCTTGTCCAGTTTCTTGTCTATCTCATCAAGACGGTAGGTGATGAGGTTGAGAGTACTGTCCCCGGCAGAAAGTCTCTTGGTGTTCTCTTCCACCTGGGAGGCGAGTTTGTCAAACTCTTCCCTTGTGACATCACTCATTGCGGTCACTCCTTCCAGCTGCCAACACGGCAGTAATCAGAATCCCCATGAAACAACACAGTGGGCAGATCCACATCAGATGCCATGCACTAATCACCCTTTTCCACCTCCGGCAACCCAATGACCATACTCTTGAGGAAGGACAGGATGCCAGCAAGGACAGTACCAGACAGGACAGCTAACCAGTTGACCTCCTCCAGCAGTGCGGTTGTTCCTATCATGGCAATTGCTGTCTGTGCCATCGTGTGACAGGCACGGATCAGGGCAGCTTTGAGAAATCTCTTCATCTCATATCATCCTCCCATAGTAGTTCATAGAATCTCTCCATCACAGCACACATCTCTGCTCTGGTCAGGGGATTGTTGGGTTTAAATGATCCGTCAGGGTATCCCTTGATGAGTCCTCTGTCTTTCGCCCACTCGATACTCCCCTTTGCCCAATGCCCACTCACATCGTCCACAGGCTGGGGGTCAGGGGAATACTGCGGACGGCAGACGGCAACGATTTGGGAAGGATAACGGGTCTTTTCGCACACCATCCCCCCGTTGCTCTGGCTGCCGTCAGAAGGCGAGGTATTACCCTCAATCGTCCACACGGAATAAGGCTCCCCCGTGGACAAATTGATGATGTCCGATTTCCCCGTCACCAGCCCACAATGCTCCGGGTCCTTCCCGCCGTGGAAGTTCATCAGCACGATATCCCCGGCCTGCACGTCCTCCGCCGGCACAGTCAGCCCCTGCTCCTTGTACCACCGCAGGAGGATGCTGCACGACGCGGTCTTGCCGCCGCCGAAGAACGCCATCCGCTCCCCGGCCTCCTGGAAGACCCACCACAGGAACGCCACGCACCATGGCTGGCCTTGGTATGCCGGATCGTACTTCTCCCAGTACTTGACCCGATTGCTGCCGGGGGGACTCTCCGTGACGCCCAGCTCCAGGCGGGCGATCTCGATGACTTTACTCAGGCTCATGTCTTGTCCTCTCTTACAGTTTCGCTGGGTCAATGACCATGAGGTCGGTCACTTCGAATGTGTTGTCCACCTCGTCCGAATATCCGGGGATGGCAAATACCAGATATGCGGTAGTGGAAGACGGAGTAAATAGCAGGGCATAGGTATGCTTTGCCAAATCTCTGGTCATTTCCTCCCATCCACTAACCTGATACCGCACATCATAATTGGATATTGCAGAACTGCTGATCTTATACCCGTACATCCATTCCCCGGTAAAGTAGGCCCCAGACATCGTCCTCCAAGAGAAAACAAGGATATACTGCTTCCCGGCAGTGAGATTACTAAGTGCAACATTAAAGCCCTCAAACCCGGCGGAATATTCGGTTCCCTTCAAGGTTCCACGGTTATTGGAGATGGTGCGCTCGGCCCATGTGATGCCGTTTTCGTTGCTGGTCATAGTGCCACTCAAAGCTGGTTCTGGCGCAAACCCTCCACCCCCGCCTCCAGCGGCCTTGCCCATCAGGAACGAAGTGATATCAAATCCCATACTCACGCACCCCACTCTCTCCAAGTTTCGTTGTCAGCGTCATAGAAGTAGAGCTTCCCGGTGTCCATTTCGATAAAGCTGGAGCCGTTCCCCACTCCATCCGTGGGTTTAGGAGTGTCCGTGGACAGGCCGTAGTAGGTGGAGATCACACAGGCCACGTTGTCGATGTACTGCACGGTGTTCTGAATGGTAATCATGACATATTCCCCCTTAAATAATTTGCGATTTCGATTACTTTACTCAGGCTCATTACTGCACTCCACTATTGTTATACATAAACAACTGCCCCGAAATGTCATACCCGGTAGTATTCCCAACTACAACATTTACGTTGTTGTTTGCGAACAGCTCCCACACTTGATTTGTAATAGTGGAAGATCCCGCCGCGAACCTGAATCCTTTTGTCAGTCTGCATCCGGTCACGACAGCGGTGCATTGGTTTCCTCCGTTTCGTGGTGGATGAATTCCATATACCCCTCCGCACAATCCAGATTCTCGTCCATGATTTTCACCATAGCGGTCTGGGTGCTGGGGTCATTCCACAGGGCCGCACAGAACTGGTGGAATGCGATTTTGGCGGCATTGATATTTGGATATTCGCCGTGAACAGAGTAGTTGCCATTGATGCACTTGATGATTGCGTATTTCATTGTGATTCCTCCTTATGGTATCACGTAGGTCATTGTTCCAATATAGGTCTGTCCCGCTGTTCCTCCCCAAGCGTTTACATACCCGTTTTGTCTTACCCTGAAGTTGAGTGCATCCGCACTAAGTGAAGGTACTACGACTATCAAATCACTACCGGGTCTGTATCCGCTGGGAACACCGCCGATATTAACTGACGAGGCAGATGCTGTAACGCATGTAACAGAAAACGATACAACCATCAATCTGCCTGACAGCAATTCAAGGTGTAACGAATTGATTGTATAGGAACTCTGTGTTATTAAGCTATGTGAAATCCAACGAATTAAATTGTTAAAACCGCCCTCCGTCACCTGTTCGCAGTTCGTCCCAACCGTGAAGCTGGCCCCGGATGTGATCGCCGTCTTTGCCCGGTACAACAGCCCATTCCAGCAGAAGTATTCCCCAGCGGCATATGCTCTGCTTGCTGTTGTGCCTGTTTCCACATAGGCAAGTTGTTCTTGGTTGGCCTTGCTTGTGTCGCTCGGATGCACATGGTCACCCTTCGCCCATGCCGTGCTACTGCCGGGTGATGCCGTGCCGTCCATAGCAGGATTTGAGGTGTAGGCAGAGGGAACGCTCACCGTCACCGCACCTGTGCTTCCATTGACGGAAGTGACGGGGTAAGGGGGTGGATTGTTTACGCTATACTGCTGGACGTTATCTACGTTGCCAAGCCCCACATCGGATGCGTCAAGGGTGATGTCTGAAGACAGGGCCTTGTTGTTGATCGTCCGGGTAAGGGGGACGAAGAGATTCGCCAATCCTTGACGCGCAGCAAGGATAAGGTTTACAACGCCAAATCTGGCATTGTTCCCGGCATGAAGTCCGACAACCTCATCGGCATTGTCAGGTATTGCGCTGGGGAATTCTGAATATTTAACTCCATCAATCGGTTCGTCAGGCATTATCTCACCTCTATTCGGTAATCATGTAGGCAGGATTCAAGGACATTACAAAGTCTTCCAACTCGTCCTGTGTTCCGTGCCACATAACGGTGTTAAGTGGGATTCGCCATTCATCAACCCCTTTTCTCTGAATGTTGGCGGAAACCCACATAACTCTGCGAGTGTCTCCAGTTGCCACAATATCACCAGACGCTATACTGAACCAATTAGGGCCATCCCTATCCACTATTTTCATATAAGCAGTAAATTGTAAATCTTGCCTTATCAACCCAGCGACATCATTTAAATCTGGTTTCCCAAAAACAACCAACCTATCATAATCAGGATCAAGATTATCGGCAATGAAGTAGTACGCTTCATCTATTGGCTCAACAGCAGTAGCCGCATGAGTTCTCTCAATATTGAGGTAAATGTCCACCCTACGATACGGATTATCTGGGTTTTCGACATGGGTCAAATAATCTACTCCAGCCGTAAAGATAGTGCAATCAGATGTGACAGGGGATTCCGTGATGATCCTTTCCCCACTCTCGGTCAGGATATATTTCCCAGACGGTACAGGGGGTTGTCTGCCGCCGGGAACTCTCGGAAGACGCATCCCTGTCCATACCCCTTGAATGAAACTGTTATAGTCAAACGGCATCCTCGTCCTCCACATCTTCGGCATCCTCCGAAGGGGATTGCCGTGACAGATTAAGATTGTTGTCCTCTGCTACAGGAGGTTGCCACAGCGTCCGTCCTACTGCCAGCCCAGCAAGAAATGATTCTCTGTCATATGGAGCCATTACCACACCACATCCGTTTCATGACCTTCACCATCTGTGATTTTAACAGGTCTGCCGTCATTATCGAAGTCCACAAGAAATCCGTTTGTCTGTCCTCCGTCAAGTTCCTCGGTGAAGGAACCGCCGCTCCAGCCTGAAAAATTAATTTCCGTGGGTTTACGGAGGCCATACAAATCCATATACCCGGCAGACCACATCCTAATGCCCTGTTCGTCACCGTTGGAATCGGTGAAACTGATGTCGAACCCATCTGCGGCCTTGTGGAGTATACCCTTAGTGCGTCCGTTGTTGTCTCCAGCACCCATGATGAGCATAGGGACATAAGTGCCAGATTCGTTGATAAAGGCCAGTTCTGCTTTGGTTAGTTCGGTGTACTGGTACACCATCACCTTATACTGGTCAACCGTTTCCCCTTCACCGGGAGTAGGAACATCCGTGGTGGCATAGATTTGATTGCCGTCCTCGTCTAGAGGATAACCCTGTGCATTGATGGAATACGGAATTTCGCTCCAGTACAACCCCTGTCCATACCTGTTCGTTGCCTGTTCGGTCAGAGGTTGCCCACCACTCATGATGACCGTGCCAGTAATCAGACGGAGGTAGTTGTCTTGGATGTGCAGGAAATTATCGTCAGAGGTGTTTTGGAGGTTGTACAGACGGACTTTCTTACTGGTACTCAGACGGTCAACAGTTAGTTCCGCAATGTCCCCTTGCTCGGCATACAGACTATCCGTAAAGACCGCATCTGCCCCCAAAGCACCGTCAAAAACGTAGTCACCTTTAACCGGGTCGAAGTAGATGCGGTCTTTCATTACCCCATCAATTAAGGCCCTCATGGTGAAGAGGTCAGAATTGAATAGTGCCTGGGATGCTCCGTCAGACCGTTCTATTTTGATGCCGTTCTCCCTGTCAATGGTCACACCATAATAGGGTTGTCCTTCCTTAATCCTTGCCTCCAGAGCAGAGGAGACAGCACCAGTAAAGTTGGGAACAAAGTTCCCTGTCACCATGCTAATAGTCCACGGATGGAAGGGATCATAATCAAGGGAGATGACCCTTGTGGATGTATTCAGATTGAGGGAGGTGTACTGGATAGTCACAGCATCACCCAGGGACAGAGTCTGGAGTCTGGAGAGGGTGATGTCATAGGATTGGGTGTCACTCCTGCTATCAAGGGTGACGGACAGGGATGCCACATTCTCAGCATCACTCAGATTGACGGCAGTAGAGCTGCCGATCCTTGCCCTAAAATTGATTGCCCTCTGGGTGTAGTCTATCTCTGCTCCTGTCACTGCTGCCCACTCCTGGAGGGCAGAACGTTTGTTGGTGTCATTATTGATGGTGACAGAGTAAGTGCCTGAGATGTCTACCGTCCCCACACTAAACCCTGTTCCTGACAGGATCTGGCCCAGTACAGTGGAAACAGTGCCGGAATAATGTGCCGTTGTCTGGAGGGTGTCGGCAAGGGTGTAGGAGATGTGTTCGCAAGAGACTCCCACGCTCACACCCACACCCGGCAAGGTCTGCTTGGAGACCCTTACCACATTGAAGTAAAGGTCTCCATAGCGCACCTCATCACCAACGGCAATGTTGGGGATATACTTCCCCGGAATGGTGAAATCAAAGGTACATTCCCCGTTGAGACTCTGGTGGAGTCTGGAGGTCTGCATTGCTTTGAGGGTATATTTTAATGTAGTCTTGTCGGAGGCATAGATTGTGATGCTCATGTGTCCTCCTTATGCCAGCGCAGCACCGTAGTTTCTGACAGATGCCGTTCCCTGTTGCCACTGGATCTGGGCAACTACCTTGGTCAGCGTCTGTCCGTCAATGTTGAGGGGAATGGTCACTCCCATCCCTCCGGCATTGCCCACTGTCACATCTGCCACTCCTGCTGTGAGTCCGGCAGGGTCAAAGGTTTCGGCAAGCTGATTCTCCAATCTCCTCTGACCCTGTTGGAGACCCTTGATAAACAGGTCAATCATGTCAGGAGCATAGGTATGGAAGTTGCTGAGTGGGCCTTCTTTGGGTTCGGAGAATCCAAGGAAGTCCGTGATGGTCTGGGCAACATTGGAGACCTTATTCTTGAGGTTGCTCCATCTTGCGTCAATGCCGGAGGAGAGGTTATCCATCAGATCCTTGCCCCACTGGGTGGCATTATCAATCTTCTCCTTGAATCCTTGCCAGATGGAGTCAACCATCTCTCTGCCCTTCTCGGTCAGTTTGAAAAAGAAGGAGGCAAGACCTTCTGCCAGCTTGACTATCAACTCCAGACTAGCCTCAAACAGCTTGGGGGCATTCTCAATGATTGCCTTAACCAGCTTGATGACAATATCAGGTGCTTTCTCTGCCAGCTTGGGGAGGGATTGGATCAACCCGTCAGCAAGTGCCAGGATGATGGCAATAGCGGCATCAATCAGCATATCTATATTGTCGATCAGGGTGTCCACAATCGTCAGGACGGCATCCACAGCGGCAGGAATCAACTCAGGAAGGGCATCGGTCAGACCCTTGACCACTGCCATAATCAGATCCATGCCACCCTTGACGATGGTGGGCAGATTATCAATGAGTCCCTTGGCAAGGGTGATGATCAGGTTGACAGCTGCGTCAATGATGGTAGGGAGATTGTCCATGATGCCGTCAAAGAGGGCAAAGACAATCTCCGTTGCGGCATCAATTATCACATTGATATTCTTGATGAGAGAGTCTGCGATTGCAGTGATGATGCTGATGGCAAGGTCAAGGATCTCTGGGAGGTATTCCATGATGGCATCCAGTACCTGAGGCAGGACGGTGTCAATAACCTCTCCCATCTTCTCCATGTCACCATTAGCATCCAGAATTCCTCTGGTAAACTCACCAAGGAGGTCTACTCCCTCTCCTGCCAGATCAGTGAGGACAGGAAGGAGGATAGTCCCCATTGCGTTCTTGGCGGCAGTAGCACCGACATCCAATTTCCTCAACTGGTCCTCAAAGTCACCAAATGCCTCAAGGGTCTCCTCATCAAGGACATACCCAGCCTCATGTGCCTGATCAGCAAGGTCTTGCATCTTGTCTGCTCCGGCCTCAATCAGAGGATTCAGATCCTGTGCAGACTTGCCCAACAACTCCATAGCAAGAGCATCACGCTCGGTCTCATCGGAGACCTGACCCAGAGCATTGATGAGTTCCCAGTATACCTCCTCATCATCCCTGAGGTTTCCGTTGGCATCAAGGACAGAGACTCCTAACTGATCATAGACATCGGCTAGTTTGTCATTCCCCTGTTGCACCTTCCTCATGGAGGTCAAGTTCTTCTTCATGCTCCCGGTGATGGTATCAATTGATACATCCACCAATTCAGAGGCATACTGCAATTCCTGGAGTTTCTCGGTGGACATCCCCGTCACAGAGGACATGGTGAGGAGTTCGTCAGCGTACTCAGCACCACCAACGGCAAAATCCGTCAGTGCTTTTCCTGCCGCCACTATAGCGGCTGTTGCAGCTGCCATTGCCGCCGCCATTGCCGCACCTACACCAGCTACTACATCACCCAGAGCAGACCAATCAGCAGAGGATGCCTTAGCGTCTTCTCCTGCCTCTCTGGTCTCCTTGCCAGCCTTGTCTGCCTCTTCCCCTTCATTGCGGAGATCCTTGTTAGTGGACTCCAACTGATGCTCCATCTTGAAGAGTTCTGCCTCTGCCAGATTGAGTTGCTGTTGCCATTTCTGGGTCTTGGCATCGTTCTCACCATACTGTTCGGCAGATTCCTTCAGACCTTTGGAGAGGAGGTCAATCTTTTCCTTTTGCTTGGTGATCTGTTCGTTTAACAGCTTAGATTTTGCGGTGAGTGCCTCCTCAGACTTCTCCTGCCCTTCAAACTCGGCAGACAGCTTGGACATCTCTGTGCCAAGGGTCTTGACCTGGGCATTGACATCCTTGAGGTCTTTGGTAAATTGACTTTTCCCCGTGATGCCGATCTTCGGCCCTATATCAGTTGCCACTACACTCACCTCACTTGTATTTCAAGAGATCGTAAAAATCTTCGTGTTTTTTCTCTTTCGCAATCCCTGACTTGATTTGGTCAATCGCAATCAGGGTGAGAAGGTCTCCCATTGCCATGTCCATTGTTTCCGGCAATGAGAGACCTAAGTGTAACCCGTACCAGATTAACCACGATGGATCTACTGACCCACCGTGGTTTCTCCGTTTTTTGATTCTGCCTCCACATCTGCCTTGCTGGTATCCTGCATTGCCGTGAGTGCCAGCATCTGGAGGGATGACAGATCAGAGAGGTCATACCCATCCAACAGGTCATCCTCAGACGGAGGAGGAGGGCATTCCAGACCGTTCAACTTGGCGTACCGATATCCACCATCAATGAGTGCCATCAGCAACCACACAACGGCCTCAAGGGTCTCAAGGGTATTCTCACCAGTGAGGGTGTTCCTCATTTCCTCAGTTGAGCCAAACTTCTGCACAATAGCTTTGGTGACCCTCACGCTGTTGCACAAATAGCGTTTCTGGCCCAGTACATCCAACTCAACTGCTCTCATGATTCACCCCTCAGGAATTGGTTACGGTGAGGTAGTCCTCAATGATGGCAACGGCATCGGCCTCGCTGCCAAGGAAGTCAGTAATCCGATACCACGGATGTTTGGCGGCATCAGACCGCAGGATGGTGGCCTCCAGTTCAGGAGTCTGCCATTCGATGGTTTCACCTTGGGTGGCAAGGGAGAGGTCAGGATTCTTAAAGCGCACCTTCTCAAGCACAAAGGCCTGATACTTGTACACCCCACCAACCATCTTCTTGATGATTCCAGCGAGTGCGAAATACGGAGCGGCCTGATCATCGTCAAAGATCATCCAGTTGGGAGAGGAGGTGGCAGTGACGGTGGTAGCAATGGCAACAGGAGTGATGCCCATAGCAGTGGCAAAGGCAGACGGATCAATGTCATCGGTGGTGACCGTCACAGTGCCGCCAGCAAACTGGGAATCAGTTTCAGCCGGGCCATTATCGGCATACAAAATGTTGTCATCAGTGGCATCCAGAGAGATGTCAATGTTGGTGTACTTGCCAAGAGTAGTCCGGGCAGTGTAGGTGACCGTGCCGGAGGTGTTCTTGTAAGTAGCAATGTAGGGTTTGCTGAGACCAATGTTGGCCATTTACGATTCCTCCATTTTCATTTCACAGTATTCTTGGATCTTCTGGTCAATCGTGTCAATGACCATCTGATTGACCTGTCTCAGTGTCGGACGGATGAAAGGATGCTTGTTCTTATTGCTCCTGCCGGATTCCAGAGTCCGTGCCTTGAGGGAGTTTGGTACTCCGTTTCGGTCATATCCGTCAAACACGATGGTTGTGTAGCTTTCGTCCGTCTCATCTACAAAATGAGTGAGGATCTCAGAATCTCTGAGATCCCCGGAGTCCACAGGGGTATTTGCCTTGAGGGTGTCCAGCACCAGACCAGCTGCCGGATAGATTGCGTAATGTGCCATCTTGTTGACATCCTTACTCAAGTCTGCCAGCATGGATTGGTACTTGTCCAGACCGGGATAGGATATCTTAGCCATACTGCCACACCCACTCCCAATGCAGGAGACCAGTGTCATTCTCAAACTGGACGGAGTTGAGATACCAGGACGCACCCAACCCATCCAGAGAAGTACCAACACTCTCAGGAACAGGGCTGTGAGGGTTTCTGGTGAACCAATCAATAGTCCCCTCCTGCACCTTCTCCATCAGGCTGTTGGACGCTCTGAGGGCATTCTGACCGTCCATAGAGACCACACCGTAGTTATCGGCAGGAGCATGACTCCAGCCAAACAGGGCAAAGTCACCCAGTTTCTGCATCTCCGTTAGAATCTGATCCACTGGGTTTTACCTCCCCTCTGTCATTGGTGATCTTCTCACAGGTGATGTCTATCCCCATGCCGTTGAGGTATGTCCTGATTACCCGGTATCTGGTGCTGTTCCACAGGACGATCTTCTCCCCACCATAATCCTCTGCATTGGTCAGGTTGAAGACTATGTCAGGTTCTAGTCCGGCAGATTTCGCCTGATAGAATTCCCGGAATCCCACACTCTGGACGGTGCAGAATACTTCCGTCTGAGTCTCGGTGGGAGTATCAAACACACCATGAGCGGCAGGAGACTCCCCCACCAGCTTGATTGTGTCTGCTCTGACCATCAGGTAGTCACCCCCGGCAGACCGTAACCAGAAGCAGTAATGAGTTGTGCTTTCTGCTCCCAGTAGGATTGATACAGACGGTCATAGTCATCAGGAGTGCCGAAATTGAGACGAACATAGGTGATGATTGCCCTGATCAGGAGTTGGTCAGTGATGGTGCTGGAATCGGTCACTGTCACCACACCCTGTTGGGAGGTGGAGATGGTGAGACTCACTCCAGCGGCCTCCACATCAACTATCCCCAGATCACTGACGGCAGCGAGGATGAGTCTGGCAATCTCAGGGTCATAAGCAGTTGTAGTGATCCTCAGGGCCATCTTGACTTCTGCTAACATTTCTCGGCCCTCCTAGCTTCAATGTATTGCTTAAATTCCTTCTCATTGTAGAGGTGATAGGGAGGGCAATGGGAGTCTGCCCAGATGGTAAATCCATGACAGACAGCACGGATGCAAAACCACCTGTCCTCACCGTGAAGACATTTAAGGTTGGGAATGGGTGAATAGTCCACTCCTGCCTCAAGCACTCTCCGGGAGACGAGCATACACGCACCCGTCATCCCTACCTCATACAATCCAGGTTCTGACCACTTGGGATTCATGCCACTGCTCTGGTCATAAAGCCAAGCGTTGCACCACCCATTTGTCCAGAACAATTCACTAACGATGTCCTTATCTGCCTCCAGCAGGACTCTCAGGGTATGGGGGTGAAGCACCAGATCCGAATCCACAAAGAATAAAAAGTCGTACCCTCCCTCAAGTGCTTCTTGTATGCACCTGTTTCGGAGGATGCTCATTTTCTCAAGGTTGGCATCTGACCAGTAATGTGTGCCATCAGCTTTGCGGTACACATCATGCGTATTGATCTCCACCCATTTCCCCTTGAGGTCTGGGATGAGTCCGGGACAATCGTTGACTACATAAAAGATATCTGCGGTTACTCCATCTGGGAGGTTAAGACCAAGGAGTGAGGTTTGATACTCACGAAATATGTGCCTGTCCTGTCTCAAGGGAGTGGCAATGAGTACCCTCATTTGTCACCCTCCCAATCCTCAGGATATATGACCCTTCTTCCGACATGACCAACCCTCACTCCGGGTTCTGCCCAGATCTTGTAACCACATTGACTTGCCCTCCAGCAGAATGCCACATCCTCCCCATACTCTGGAGTAGGCTGGAATGCCATACCGAATTTATCATGCACAGCACTCAGCACCTCAGTAGTCATGAGGCAACAGGCCATCCCACAGGCGGCAATCTGGAAGGTGTTTCTTGGATATTCTCCCTTCCACTTCTGTACACCCGGATGAATCTCTGTGAAGATGCAGGAGGAATAGGGAGGTCTCCTGCTGTGGGCAATCCCTGTCACTATCTCATGTCCTGAGAATTGCAGATCCTCCACGATCTCCTTGTTGAAGACCATGTCAGAATCCAACCACAGCACATGAGTGAATTTGTGGGTCAGGGCATGACGGACTAGTGCCTCCCTTGCGAAGTAGACAAGGGTGTTGGACTCCATCCTCACGGAGAAGTCTATGCACGCATCCTTGAGATGCTCCACAAGGCCAACCAATGACCCAAGGAATTCCACAGGAACATTCTCAAGGGTAGGGATTGCCAGCAGTAACTTCATTTCTTCCTCACAGTTCTCGTCTTAGGTGTAGCTGTCTCTTTGTCTTCCGTCACTCTCACTATCTCTGCCGCACCAACAGAGAGTAGGAAATTAAACTGGTCTGGGGAGACCTCAACGATCTCCCCAGCCTGGTGGTTGATTCGTGCGGCCTTTAACAGCCTGACCTTCATCAGGTGGTCACCGCAGAGGGCTTAATGATGTTGACCAGAGTACCCGGCCCGGTCACCTCATGGGCGGCATAGATCCGACCCACAACCTTGACCAGATCACTCTCAGCGAGGGACAGGTCATCCCACTTGATGACCACATCATCACCCTCAGGGAAATTGACCTGGCAACCACGGAGGTCACCCACGATGGCATACACACCACTGCCAGCCTCGGCATTGGCATAGGACGGCAGAGCAGAGGTGTACACCCGGCGAAGACCAGCGAACGGGTCAACAGCGAAATTCCCGGCGGCATAAGCAGAGATGAAGTCCACCTCGGTCAGACGGTTCATGATGACCACGATGTCACTGGCCTCATCGGTCAGGTTCGCCACAGCAGTGGGGATGGTGGTGACGGAGGGAGCAAGAGTGACCTGCTTCACACCGACCTCATCAGCGTCACTGGAGGACGGAGACCCGGTGATATCAGCAATGACCAGCTTGGACAGCTTGCGGATGATCTGGTAGGTGATCTCATCATAGATGTACCTGAGGAAAGCCTCACCACCCAGGGCAACTGCCTCGTCACTGATCTTGATCCACTTCTTGATGTTCTGGGGAGTCATGGTGACCACACCGAAGGTTAGGGACTCTTCCGTCACCGCAGTAGTACCCTCGGTATGAGGCCAAGCCTCAGTAGCAGAGAGTTCAAAGGGGACTCTCAGGTTGCCACGGATGTAAGTCCGGCGAACACGGGACAGGATATCATCCTTCTCCCATGCGGTCTTGATGATGCCCTCCAGCATGGTGGGGACAGGCAGCTGCCCGGAGACATTCTCGGTCAGGAGAGTCCGGCACTCACGCTCGTCACCAGTTTTGATGTAGTTGGCGAAAGCTTCAACGTATTCCTTGCTGGAACGCACCTCGTCATTGGTCTTGCGCTGGGTCTCAGGGGCAGAGTCGGTCTTCTTGCCCTTGCCGGAGGCCACAGCGGCACGGATCTCGTTCTTCTTCGCTTCGTTAGCCTTACGGGTCTCCACCTCGGCATTGATGCGGCGAACCTCATCGGTCAGGGCATCCAGGTCAGCACCCTCGGCATCCATCTCGGAGGCAATCTCCAGCTTACGGGCCTCCAGATCTTCCATAGTCTTGTTAGCGAATTCCATTACTTGCATTTTCCTTTCTGTTAGTAGTTGCTCACATCTGGAGCAGGAGGTTTAGATACTTCTTCTTTTGCTCCCTCTCCTCATGCTGACGGAACTCCTCCGTGAGTTCTGCAATCACTCCGTCACAGTAACTCCTAGCAGAGATTTCGGTTGCGTTATTGGCAGGAAGACTTACGGCAGATACATCGTAAAGTTTTCCAATACCCGTGATAGTACGGAGGACGGTGACCTTCCCGGTGTCATAGTCCACGGTCTCTGTCCTCTCCTCATCGGAGACAGTAAAGCCAAAGGACATCTTGGTGGTGTAACCGCCATTGATCTCCTCATACAACTGCCGTCCGATCTCAGTGCCACCCAGGTCTGCGGTGATCTTGAGTCCGTAGTCATCCACGGACAGTTCCAGAGTGCCGTTGCTCCCTCTGGCGAAGACCCGTCCCTCATGGTCATACTGCATGATCACATCGGTCATATCGGTCTGATCGAAAGCACGGGAGTCCACCTGTTCATTGACGGTATAGTTACCATCACTGTACAGTTCATAAGGCTGGTTGAAGGTGGTGGCATAACCCTCAACCATCTTCTTATCGGTAAACTCCACAGGGATAGCACGGATCTCCATGACAGCACGGTACTGCCGTCCCTCATTCAGCTTATCCTCAAGAGTTTTGATCACTTTCTTCACTCACTTTCTCGTCTGAGTTGTAGTACTCACCACGGATGATTCTCACATCCCCACCATCCACAGGAGGCAGTTGCCAGATTGCCCGGACATCATTGATAGACATGATGCCCCTGTCCAGCAACTGGGAGGAGACATTCAGTTTGTCAGCATTTGTCATGTACTGGAGTCTGTTTGCCGTTGCCATCACCATATTGCCCTCACTCTGCTCTCTGAACGTGAACAGCATCCGGGTCATCACATCAGAAAACTGAATGGCGAACCACTCCACCACTCCCTCATAAAAGGCACTCCAGCTGTCACCGTATGCCTTATTCTGGAGGACATCCTCATTCACACCGAAGTACTCAAAAATGCTATCCCGGACAGCTTTCATCGTGTCGGCATCCGGGACAAAGGGTTTACTCTCCACCTGTTTGATATCGGTGTAGGTGTTGGGGAACAGGAGCAGACCACCAGCTTCGGCATCCTTGCCAAAATTCTCCTCGGTGAATCTCTGCCGTTCCTTCTTCAGATCCTCTGCCTTGGAGAAGTTGTTGAGTTTGGCAATATACTTATAGGAGGCAGTACTCTTGACTCCCTCCTGGATGCCCTGATTGTGAATGGTGATGAGATCCATAGTCGGCAGGAGTGCGTTGTTGGTCTCGCCAAAGAGGTCACTCCTATACTGGTATCTGGTCAGCACCCCACAGGCATCAAACTCTATTGCCGCCCACTCACCCCATCCAAATTTGTAACGGAGGTAAAGTCTCTGATCCTCCCCATAAGTCACCAGTTCACACTTGTCAGGCAGGACGCAGTAAATGCCGGAGACTTCCCCATACTGGTCAAACACAGGGCAGATGAATGCCGTATTATGGACATAGAGGATGGTGGCAAGACGGTAGAGGAATTGAGACCAGGTCTGCACCTGATTCGGCCCATGAGTGAGTTTCCTCTGGAGTGCTGGTTTGGCAGACCCTTGCGTCCTCACATCCAGTTTGGAGATGTGGGTGGCAATAGCACCGATAGCTGCCCTGACCAGTTCACTCTCATAGATGTTGCTCCCAAACTTGTGGAAAGCAGGAGAGTAACCATCTAAGAATTTAACGGTCTCCACCTTTTCACTTCTGGGTTTGGGACGATTCCCAAACAGGAGATCAAATAGATTCAATATCCCCACCTCTAGTCTTCGTTCCTGAGTCGGTCACCCAACTCTACATAATTCGCCTGACGGACGGTCATAGCATCCAGTAGGGCAGCGCACCCGTCTATGTGAAGCATGGGAGAAACCTTCACCAATCTCCCTCTGCCCCGCTCGGTGGACATCTTTATTGCTGAGTTGAGCAAGTGCATCTTGAGGAGATCATTGTCACCAATATCAAATGTGCCGTCCTTGATGATGCCTTCAACCTCTTGGATAACAGGCCAGAGGTTGTCTCCCTGATAAACATCGGAGCAGTGGACTCCCTGTCCTTCAAGGGATTGGACAAGGTACTGAGCAGAGTAACGGTCATACCCTGTTATCAGAGGATAGATGTGATAGTCGGTGATCAGGGAGATCAACCAGTTTTCGCAATCGTGATAGTCAACAAAGTTATCCCCTGACAGCTGGAGGATGCCCCTCTGGATGTAGGCATTGTAGGGAACTCCGTCTCGCTGGATTGCCTCATCAATCTTCTCCCTTGGCAGGAAGAACTTAGCAAACACATGGAGTTTCTTATTCCTCTCAATGACCACACAGGCACAGGTGAGGTCTGTGGTCTGGGAGAGGTCTATCCCGGCAACACAGTATGTCTCCCGGAAATCCTCCAGCCGGAGAGGTTTACCGCACATCCTGTCTACATCCTGAGTGGACAACCATGCTGTGGAGGAGTTCTGTTTGAGGTTGCAGTATTTGGTGATAAACTCAGCTTTTTTGGAGAGAGATCCTTCTGCAACCGCAATCTCTTCCAACATGAAATCAACGGAGACAGAAACTCCCAGATTGGGGTTGCTCTTCCTCAGTTCGTTGATGTCATTCCACTTGTCTATGTCATCAATCATGTAGAGGAAGGGCAGGAGTTTCTTCTCTTTGCTGTCACCCATAAGAAAACGAGTTGACCTCTTGATCAACTCGTCATAGATACTGTCATTGATATAACCTGAGGTTGTGCAGGACAGGAGGAGACCATCAGGCCTCGCACCCATGCCGGATTTCATGACCTCATACTGCTTGAGTCCCTTGTCACCTTCCCAAGCTGCCACCTCATCGCAGATGCACAAGGAAGGGTTGAATCCGTCACTCTTCTTGGCAGAGAAAGCAATCTTTTTCACGGAGCAGTTTGTTCCCGGTATGAACAAATCACTCTGCCTGTGCCGTGCCAGCATGGAGTCATCATGGAGTTTCAGCCTCTGAGCATTCTTCTCCTGTGTGTACTCCCTCAGTTTCTGCCACTCAGGATCTAACTGCACCATCTGCCAGATGCCGTTATAGATGATGTCAGCTTGGTCAAACTTTGGTGCTAGGCAGAAGACCCTTGCACCATATCCCCCACACTTCTGAAAAACGTAATTTCCCACAGATCCGGCAAGAAGGGATTTGCCGTTCTTTCTGGCAACCACCAGGACAACCTCTCGGAACTGTCTCTGTCCATCTTTGTCCACTATCCCAAAGGTGGCGGCAAGAAACGCTTTCTGCCAGAGTTCAAGCCGGAGATTGGAGGGAGCAAGAGGGCCTTCCGTATGAAAACAGTGCTTCTCAATCCACTCAATAGCATCATTTGCTTTGACAGCATCATAAAAAAACGAGCGTTCCTCAAGACCACGGATGAGATATTCATAAATCAGACGGACATAGCGTCCTACCAGAAAAGTCCCGTTCTTAATTCCCTGATAATATGCGTAAATGTAATTGTCTTTGTGGATGTCAGGTGTTTTCATCGTAATTTTGACCAACTCGGTGAGACTTCTACGAAAATCGCC